CCCCGGCACTGCCGGGGAGCTTTCAAGGTGTTGCTGTGAAGCAAAACCTTAGGCGTCCTATCTATAAGGAAACCCTTATGTCCATCACTGAAAACTCCCAACGTACCCTCTTCACCTCAACGACAGTCTCTGGGCCTAACGGCTCATATTCATATCAGAACGGGTGGTATGGCACTTACGGGAATATCAGGTCTGTTTCTTACTGGGGCGAACGCCGGCGAAAGCCTTTGTTCGATCTCTTCGGGAACGGAACTGGACAGGTAGCATCGAATTCGGAGGAACAAAATCCCACCGGTCGACGCTATTCTAGATCTGGCGACACCACTACGGTAGTAGAGTATGCGGCTTCTGTCGTCGCCAACGCAAATGCGGCGATTCCGGATAGTCTCATCTCGGCCACTGTGGTAGATGCCAGAAACAAACTCATAAAACGAGTTAAGGATCAGAACGTAAACCTAGCTGTGTCTCTCGCAGAATATCGTTCAACGGCAAACACCGTTGGCGACTTTGCACGGAGCGTAGCGAAAGTTCTTGTTCAGCCTAAATTTCGTCTGGGGGCAAAAGTCGCTAGACGTCTGGCTCGACGAACGTCCGACCCGTGGTCTAGAAAGATTCGCAACGCGAAGCTTTCGAAACGCGACAAGGATGCAGTCAACGCCTATTTGGCTTACACATATGGGCTCGTGCCCATTATGTCGGATATTCACGGCTCCCTCGAATTGCTCGGTAAACGAGCCACAGAGGGGTATGAAACAGTTCAACGCGTAACAGCGTCTCGAAGTGTTACAAAGAATGTCGTGATGTCCGCTTACCAAGACCCGATCTGGTACCAGAAGCGCACTGCAGTTGGCCATGCCACCTGCTCTGTACGTATAAAGGCCCGGTATCGAGTCAACAGTAATGTTAAAGCCTTCGCGGAGTCTGGGATCACAAATCCCGCAAGCGCCGTATATGAGCTCATACCTTATTCCTTTGTCTTCGACTGGATCATCCCGGTTGGAGATTATCTGTCGAGCCTAGATGCCTCCATTGGTGTTGAAAGCTTCGTGCGGATTGAAGGAATTCTCGAACAGACCTCGGCATCCAGTTCATCTGGACACCAAGTGAAGTACGAGTATAAGGCGAGGACACAACCCCAAGTGGGTATGCCTTCGTTTGTGCTCAGATACGAACCAAGTTCAAGCCTGAAAAGTGCCTTGAACGGAATCGCGTTGCTGTTACAGCGACGTCTTTAAACCAATGAAAGGAGGCTACTATGCCTCAAATTGCTCCTATCACTCTGGGTTCAACAACCTACGGTTCTCCACGTATCGTCAAAGGCGGTAACACCGCTCTGTTTCTTGCCAAGGACACCGTAAACGGTGCGATCGGCGACGAACGACTTTATGTGGGGGAGGATCCTTTCTCGAGCACTCGTGCTCAACGAAAGGCTACACTGCGACTGGAACACGTGAAGGTGGGTGTCAACCCAGCAACAGGTGCTGCCGCAGTAACTGATCGTGCTGCCATTAACGTCGAGGTGACGCATGGTAACACGTATAGCGAGTCCGAGTTGGACGCGCTCTGTGTCAAAGTGGTCGCAGGTCTGACAACGGGTTCCTACCCTTACGCAGTCCTGATCCAGCGCGACGGCCAGTTCTAAACAGACTGAACCTACTCACGCTTCATGAAAACTGATAGTACAAACTACCGGGCCCGCCTTTTTGAGGTCGAGGTCATGACACTTAAAAACTTTTGTAAGGCGAACCCTACAAAAGTGACACAGCAGATCCTTGAGCTTATTCAGCAAAAGGACTGGAACGGTCTCTTAAAGATGAAGGTTAACCCCTCGTCCTACGAGGCCAACGAAGTCGATCTCTTCCGAGTCGATTATCAGGCCAGTTCTATGTTGTCTAAAAGCTTTAACCTTCCGTTGTCGGTTGACAAGCGCCAAGCTGCGCTTATTAAGTTTGAAGCGGCTGAACAGCAATGTGACGCCACGAACTTCCGGCTCCTCTCTTGGGGACATGATCCTAAGGACGCTCCCTGGTTGATTGATGTTGTTGCGAAAGCTCAACATATCATCAGGCAAGTCCTAGGACCCCTCGACGAGGAAGCCTTAACGTACGTGGATACTCATTGTAGGTTTGGCCCCGGTGCCACCGGCACTATCAAACGGAGAACCACTCAGGGTCGAAAGTATGATAACCCTCGACCTTCTGCTAGCCCTCGGCTAGCAGCATTCATGAAAGACGCAACGCCTGCCTTATGGGCAGATAGACTTACGAAAGTCGAATGTTGTTCTTTCATTGGTATCACAACTGTTGCCAAAAACGCGAAGACGGACCGGACCATCGGCATTGAACCCGACTTGAACATTTATGTTCAGCTAGGAATTGGTGCTTTAATCCGAAACCGTTTGACCCAATTTGGCCTCAACCTGCAGAAACAAGCTGATAGGAATGCCTACCTGGCATCTAAAGCTCACGTCCTTGGACTGAGCACTATCGACTTGAGTTCTGCTAGCGACTGCGTAAGCAGGGCGTTAGTGGAACTGTTGCTACCAGAAGAGTGGAGACACTTGCTCTGGTTGGCCCGCAGTGATTACTACGAGCTGGAAGGTAAAATACATCCTTTCAGTAAATGGTCATCAATGGGGAATGGATACACGTTCGAACTCGAAACGTTGATCTTCATGGCGCTCGCAAGAGCGTGTGGAGACAATCGTGCTGTCGCCTATGGCGATGACATAATCGTGGCTAGAGCGTGTGCCCCTCTCCTGTTGAGCACGCTGAACTTTTTGGGGTTCAGCGTGAATAGTGAAAAGACCTTTATCGACGGTCTTTTCTTCGAGAGCTGTGGATCAGACTGGTTTAACGGCGTTAATGTTCGGCCCTTCTTCCTCAAAGGAGAAATCGACCTTGACCAACCCGACACCAAAAGCCAGTATCTGGCGTGTCTATTCACTTACGCTAATCAAATTAGCGCTGTTGCTCACCGTAGTAATTGCGGCTTTGGCCGTGATTCTCGGTACTTTTCGTCTTGGCGAAGCTGCTATCAAGCTGCTCCGCCATCCGATCGAATTAGGATCCCCACCGGTTTCAGTACCAGCGGTGGATTCGAGTCAGATTGGGACGAATGCAACACACTCTTATCGGCTCAGTCCTTCAGATACCTTAGATTCAGTCCCTCGCGGGGTTGGGTTAAAGGTGACTGGGGACCCTATCTCGCTTGGCAATCCAGCGCCGGAAGGCGTCGACCAACAAGTGAGCGAGTAAGGCTTCAATCTCTCCGTGAGGAGACCCTGGTTTTGGCAGACCAGGAATTGAAGACCGACAGCTATCACCGTGATGGTGAAAGCTACCGATATGAGGGCTCTTACGAAATCCAAGTAGGCACATGTTTTACATGGCCTAACCGAGGTCCGTGGCAATAAAGCACGGTTTTCTGGGTTAATTCCCTGGAGTTGAAAGAAGG